AACGTTTGATGCTAACAACTGTTTAACTTGAGCAGGATTGACTGAATCATATCTTGCCGCCGCATCTATTAAAGGTGTGTTCACCTTGTATTCCTTAATGACTGAGTCCCTTTTTTGGATTTCAGCATCCTTTTTTGAAGCAAGTTCTTGTAAAGTTTTTTCAAACTCTCCACGTTTGATTTGCTGTTCTTGCTGACGCTTTTCAGCCTCTGCTTTTAACCTACGCAAATCATCTGGATCACCCAAATCTGCATATTTGCTTTCAAGTTTACGTGTTATTGACCCTTTCATGCGGGCCATCATATCGTCTACTTCTTTTTGAGTGTAACTTTTCGCTTCTGCCTGATTTTCAACAGTTTCTTCTGTTACAGTATCAGTTACTGCTTCATTAACCAATGTATTGTCTGACATCGTGCATCGCCTCCTTTATGAGTTTATAAACATATTTATTCAAACCAGATTTAAACCGTCTTAAGTTGGTTTTTCCTGGCATTTTCTAACCCTACTCTGTCCTGCTGTATTACAACAGGCACGGGCGTAGAGTTTATCCCAAATGAAGGGTGACTGTGTAACCACTCTTCAAATTCTCTGTTACGGTTCATGCGTTGCTCTATCTTCTTAAGCAATCTTGGGGTTGAATTGTATACAATATGCACCCTTGCTTCTAAACCGTTTAATTCTTCTGCCTCGCCGTTCCACAAAACTATTTCTATCTTGTTCCGCTTCCAGGCGCTGTAACTCCATGGACATACGTGACGTATGCTGTGGAAATAATTTGTCCACAGTTCCTTATCGTTTGCCGCCGCGTTTGCCGCCTCGTTTCCCACCTTTTTTCTTTTTCTTATGCATTGCCATTGCTTTGCTCCTCATGTGTATACCCTTGTGCCGCTAATGACAGATGTTCTTGTTCTGTGTTAGCAATGACTCGCTCTCCCTCAGGCGAAATCATTACGTGCGGCATATAGGTGTTAAGTTGATCTAATAATTTTGTTTCATCTGCTTCTTCAAGATCCATCCACTCTACTAATTGTCTATCAATCTGTTTGATTACAGCAGGGTCATTAGCAGTTTCACGTGCTGTGCGTAACTGTTGAATCTCTCTGTCTTTGTCTCTAATATTGAAAGAGTTTGGATATTCAATATACCCTGTCCATTCGCCACCAATATAGTCTGCAAACATTTTAAATAGGTTTTCTTCTGCTTGTGCTAAACTTGATGCTTTCTGACTGATACGTGCATTTAACAAACTCATCTCAGTTTCTAATGCAACGCCACTCATTGTTCTTGCTTCTGTTGCTCTAACAGCACCAGTGTTTGCCATCTTGTCAATAGCACCAATTGAATGGTCAATTACTTTGAGAATAGTGTCAACACTTGCACCACTAAATTCAAGTGTGTATGGTTTGAGTCCTGGATCTAATCCTTCTTCAATTTGAATAACTGATCCTGGACCAACACCCAATGAAGTATTTGGTGTAGCAACAATAGAAGGATGTGTATCCATCTTAATTGCTTCTACCGCTTCGCTGGTGCAGTTGTAAATGTGTTTTTGCATAAGAGCAATGTCTTGGATATCACTTATACCAATACCTCTAACACTGCTTTTCATATTGTACACACATACAGCAGGAATGTATCCCAATTGATTATCTTCTTCTACCATGTTAACAATGTTTTTCTTTTCTACATCCACTGTGGTAGTTTTGATAATGCTTGGTGTCCACTCTTTGATAACTCTAACATCACCGTTAAAATCTTCAATGTATTTTAGATAGTCTAATTTGTATTTGCCAATTGGTGTTCTATACCAATTCCAGTCAGTGACTGCCAATGGTGTAATTAGATTTACATAAGGTCTTACACCTGCTTCTAATTCTTCTGCTTGTGTTTGCAATCCTAAATTAGGTTTAGATAACACCAACCAACAGTGTCCAAATACACTGCTCCAGGTGCTAACTTCTCTCATGATTTCATCAATGTTGTGTCCATCATGATCTGCGTCTTTGAGAAACTCTGATAAAATCTGATTGTTTTCAATACCTGAAAAATCTCTGTAAGGTTTCTCTCTAAATAAAAAACTGTTATACACACTAACAACACTCTTACAGTGATTTTCTAAAGGTGTTATTGCTAATCTTGCGGCGTATTCGTTTTGCGTTTCTAATTGATATTTGTGTAAATGACCTGCTTGAGTATAATCTTCTCCACCAATGTATGCTTGAAAAAGTTCGTCCCATCTTTCGCGATAGGTTGAATATACTTCATTTGATTGTAGCAGGGTTGCGACTTGATTTTCAATTAATTGTGATGCATCCATCTTATCTTATTCCCCATCTTTGTGGTTGTGCAGGTGCAACCTCACGTTTTAGTGGAAAAATATAAGCAACGCAATAACTGAGTGCGTCAAACTGGTGTGAATAGTCCTGCTTACCACCCTTATCAGGAACCTGCGTTCCTTCACGGTAATTATATTTTTCTAAACTTTCTACTGTGTATTTACACGATTTACTTATAAACAAGCGTCTAACACCATCTGCAGAACAGAAACGGGCGTTGGTTGCGTTGATTCTATCACGCACAGCGTCGTGTCTTCGCGGTGCTTTTACTACAAATCCTGCGTTCTGTAGTATTGTATGATCCGTTGCTCCATTCGCCGCCGTTTTGCGACTGCTTCCGCTTGGATCAGGAAACGCAAATATCTTTGAATTTGGATATCTGCGATTAACTTCGTCTGCTAATTCTTGGGTATTTGAGTTATACATTTGTATTTCATCTATACAGTACAATGTGTCTTTGTCCTGCACAAATATGCATCCTGCAATGGGTGAAACGTTGAAGTCACAACCTAACAATATAGTGCGTGTGTCCAACCCTTCTGGTAATTCTTTTATATTGTGTTCTCTATCAAACGCATATGCAATACGTGAGTTGGATACTTCCCAACTTGCTTCAAACTCTTGTTTGAACTGTTGTAGACTCATTTCAGAACGTGCTTGTTCTATTTCTTCAAGTTCTACAAATCCTGCATTTGCTGTAGTAATACTGTAACTGCGCCATTCTTTGTTTTTCTCTGGCATATTGTATAGATCAAATAACCAATTGTTTTTGCCTGTTGGTGTGGATATAAACAGGCATCCTCCCCTTTGGTCAGCAAGTGCTGGACGCAACACTTCATACCATGCATCAGGATCTACAAGTGCCGCTTCGTCTATTACACAATATGAAAGACTGATACCTCTTAGACTTGCGTAATTTTCTGCACCTTTGAGACTTATTGTGGTTCCGTTCTTGAGAATGATTGTTAGTTCACTTTCATTAATCTTTTGAACCCAGCGTAGATCCAATAGTTTTTCTTTTAATAATTTCCATGCTATAAGTTTTGCTTGTCTATAACTTGCTGTAATGTAAAAAATATTTTGATTAGGTAATCTTGCGTGATATGCAATCATGCGAATAGCAAGATAGGTTTTACCACTGCGCCTCCCTGCGACTACAGTAATATACCTTTCTGAAAAATCTGCTACCTCTGACTGCCATTTTGCTAACTGCATAGCAGTATTTATGCGTAGTGCTATTTTGACTCTAAATCATTGGTAAACACAATGGTGTTTGCTCTTAGATCTGACAGGTCTGCTTTCATTACAGCAAGTTTATTATTGAATGCTGAATATTGATGTGCAATGCCCTGATGCTGTTGACTTAGTTCAACCATTAGGTCCTGCAGTTTGTTGTTGTGTTGGATTAATTGATTAATCTTTTGATCCTGCAAATTTACAACCATCTTGAGATGCTGTAGTTCTGCGTAAGGATCAAACCCTGTGTTAAACATATTGTCTCCTTCCCACCAATCTTTGCTCATACTAATATTTAACAGGACGTCCAGAATAGTAATCATACACGATTACTCTACCTGCTGTTCTGCCTTTACCACAAAAACTTGGCATCTTGTATCCAGGTTCTCTCATCCTTGTTTGGCATGGATCATTGTTATCATACATTGCCGCTAACCAACCTGGCGGTGTTGCACAACCTGTTAACAATAGAAACATTAGAATGATTACAACATACATTGGTATTAGATATTTTGCCATACAATTCCTAAGTTGTTAAAAAATGGGCAGTTCGCCTGCATACCCAGGCAGTCATAAGTGTGCCAGTTGTTAAAGGAGTTAACCGTCTGATAAGAAGTTAACGACACTCTTATGAAAACTCAAACACTCGTTCAAATTGAGTAGGTGTTTCCCACTCTGGATCTAAACCGTCCCAACCTGATGGAAATTGGTTTATGTCTGAATCTTTGTTTTGAATAGGCAGACCCATGTGTTCATTGTACATTTCTGCAATGATACGCATCAACCAAAAGAAATCTGCCTTAATGGTATTACCACTGTAGGGATTAATTTTGAATTTTTTGCCATATTCACGTGCTAATCGCTTCTCATCTCTAATTGAAGGATTGCATACATTCTCATGAAATTGATGATTGTTCAGCAGGTAATCGCTTACACGTCTTACCGCTTCTACAAAATTCTTGTTTTTGATATTGTTGTTTCGTTTAAACACTATCGCTGTTTTGATAATGTTTTCTACCTTTTCGTTCGTTAGATTGTGCCAACGATTGATAAAGGTGCTTCTTGGGATTTGACCGTTTTCGTTGTTATACTTGTTTTGTTCAGCGATAACGTCAAAAAAATCATTCCAATCTATATTCATGTGTTAACTCCTATTGTTATTTGCCATTGTCTATATAGTATACTACTCTTTGTCTTCTGTGTCAACCTCTTTTTTTGGTTGTTTCAGTTCAAAAGCACTTGCTTCTACTACTGCTTTTGGTTTCTCTGCTACAACAGGTTTGAATCCATCCTTGGGATTGCCTGTGTATTCTTGAGTGCCATCTGTCCACAAATTTGGTTTAATTTTCTTCATTGTTTGTCTCCTTTGATTCTACCCATGGTAGTGGTTGATTGTCTTCGCTATTA